TTTTTCAAGGTAAAAGGGAAAACTTAACCCATTGTGTGGGCAGCGGCTGCGCCGCATTATTTTTATAAATTGTATTTTGAATTGTTTTTGTTTTTGAGTAAATGCTAATAAATTTAGCAAAAATAATATGTAAAGTAAAATAGATGAACCAACAGAAAATGTAATGTAAAATATTTACAACATAAAGCATGTACGGTGAGGTGACTAAATAGCCATTAAGGCCATGGGACCCACAACACTGCCAATGGATCGGGCAGCAGAGCCTATGCGTTTTGCAGAACTGACACCACGTGACACGAACTGGGCAAACCTCTCAAGGCGAGTGGCAGCCTCACTAATTGATTCAGCGGTGGGCAAATGACTAACGAATGACCCAAGCTTGTCTAATAAAGCAGTGTTCGATGGTGGAGGCGCGTGAATTAATGGTGCAATGTCAGAAGTGGGTGCGACCAAATACTCGATGCAGTAGCAAACCTCGACTAGGTAGTCGCTATTAGCATCACTGTTGAACAGACGTACATCCATACCTTGCCATGAATTATCCCAAGCCGACAAACCATAGTTTGAGACCAGGAAGTTAGTGTTATTACCGGATTCAACCATGGTATTAGGGACTTGGGTTATTGGGCGAAATGGTAGCGTGGGCTCAATCTGTCTAAGAAGAAAAGATGTACCTACCTCAGGGCGCATGGACGTCATGGAAGGCGTCACACCATTAAGATCACCATAAAGTGGTGACACGTGCGCGCAAGGTCCAGTGGTGATAGCAACGCCAGCAGCATCCAAACGGGTGAAAGTTGCGATGGAGCCTGGTAATGGCGATGCAAACTGCATAATGCTGATTGGATTGGGCTGCACTTGCACCAAACCCTTAGCATTGGCGGCCGGCCCAGTATACAGAATTTTGACCTCAGCAGAAACAATGCGGAAAGATGTGGCATTAAAAGGTGCAACGGCTTGCTCAGTGTTGTTCGCCAAACCTTGGCCCCAACCCGGAAAAGTTGGACCAACGCCCCAACTGTTGACGTTGGATGTGCCATTGGTAGCCTGTTGGTAAACAGTCCCGTTCAATGTTAACTGAGTGACGTTGGTCGTGTTAGTGTGTACGACCATGGGATACTGTGGCGTGGGCAAAAACCGCAGCACGGGGCTGCATGCACCATTTAAAGAAACCCCATACTGAACGCGATGGTCAATGACTATCCTTCGGCAGGTGTTGGTGTCGGGCAAAAGCATACCCATACCCGTTGAAGACAAAGGGTTAAGGCGGCAAGCGGCGAAAGTGCTTTTAAAATTGAGCCGAGGCTGCCTAGACTTGGCCAACGCGGATTGCACCTTCGCAACCGTCGCCGGTAGCTTCGGTACCACTTGGTACGTTTGGGCTTTCTTCTTGCCCTTGCCATTCTTCTTCTTACCCTTTCCTTTACGAGGTTGAGTGCTCACTAAGGTGACCGTCGTCATGTTTAAATAAAATTAAATAACTGAATGTAAAAGCTATATATAAGTTTCAGACCAGTGGGCCTATATAGTACAATATATACATATATACAACTGGGCTATAACCTTCTACTCCAAGTTGCGCCTAATGGCGACGTACTTGGAGCTGGCAGCCTTGCGCTTGGCTGCTGGGGCCTTAATGCGACCCCCACGAAGACTGTCCGCACTCGATGTCTCAACAGTTTTCTTAGTGATTTTGTGGCAGGCGCGGCCTTTCTTATCCTTGAGCTCGAAACTAGCAGGTCCAATTATGCACGGCAATGTAATATCTAGGCCCGGGAACTGGACCTTCCACGGCGCAAAATCAAGTTTATCGAGTGGTGTGCTTTCTATGTACGCCTCCATCTCACTAATGCCGGCTATGCTGATCCCAAGATTGGCACTAACCGCCTCGGCAAGCCCAACATCACACAAGGTGGAGGGGGCTGGAAATGGTTGATCCAAGTAACCATAAAACAGGTAATTAGTGGATTGTAGCGCGTGGCTGCGCACCCGGTGTAGGTAGCGTTTCTCTTGCCGGGATGCCTTCCCGAGTGTGTCGATATACTTAAGCGCACTGCGGGTAAAAGCCCGGATTAACGGGGTCTCACTGTCAGTCACTTGCCAGGCAGTGATCTTAGCCCACAGCCCGACAAACCAATCTTTATCGTCAAGCGTGGATGAGTCCAATTTCTTTACGCTGCGCGCCACGTCGCAGACATGGCAAGGGGTTTGTGTGGGGTTGTAAAACAGGCGACCCAGGAACGTGGTTGGCATACTGGTAGGTTGCGAAATTATTTTAAGTTTAGCGCCGAGTGCGGCAGCAACGCGCTCCAGATCTAGGCCAGGACAAATCGGTGTGAGCCCGTCATCCCCACCATAAATGCCCAAACCGTCCCAAGCAGTTTGTGGGCAAAGCCCAGCCTCACGTAACCCAATGTAACCAATGAGGGCGTTGGACACGCTGTTGCCAAAAGATGTTTGGCCGCTACCAGACAGGCGCCCCCAATTGAGTACAAACTTGATGCCAAATTTGGTGGAGCCTTTAACATTGGTCATCCCATCAAACAGCCTGTCTATTTCATCAGCATATGCACTCGGAAAAGCCTTAAGGCAAACCAATTTCTCGAATGTCGATAAGAACTCCCCCATTGTGCCATCCCATCGCGAGAAATCTGTATTGGCCCAATTCTTGCAGCTTTTAGCAAGAGCCATAACGCGTTCCCCTATTTCGTAGGGTGTTGCTCCGAAAGCATACCAACGTGTCGTCTTACACAATTGCATTAACGGGTAAATGTAGGCACAGGTGCGGATGGTACAATCGACTGGTAGCGTGCAAATATTGCGAGGGTCTGCAACCTTACCATACGCCTCTGCCTTCTGAAACGATTTAACATAAAATTTCCCGGCAGCATCTACAGCATTGAACAAAGAGTACCAATCCCGACTATTGCGATTCACCTGGGCAGGTTTGTCCTGGTACGCCCGGACGACATCGAGATCCTCCGGGTAAAGTGTCGTTCCATCAGGGACAAAGAAACGGATAAACTCATCCCGATACAACTCGTAAACCTGAGGCACCTCGTCGTTGACATTGCGGGGCTCGTTCACGCGGCCGTGTATGCACTCCAAATCATTGGCCAAACAGGCTGTGGGTACGGCGCCACCGGGCAACACAGGGGCTATCGTGTTATGCATTGTGGGCTTGCCATGTTCTGCCGCTGGGATCTCCTCGTTTATAATGGTATAGTCACGCGGGCCCACGACCGGCGATGAAGTTGATGCGGTTCGGACATTGGGGTCCGAGCTACCGAACCCATCACCCGGGTAATCTTCGTATTCAGGAGCACTGACTCTTTTTTTGTTGTTTGGGACATCCCTCAACTTGCCCTTGGCCCTAGGCGCAGGCATTTGGATTGCGGGGCACCAGTCGACCTCCACGTCTTGGAATTTGAAGCCAGTCTGTAGTAACTCAGCTAACATGCCAGATGCCGTGCTGAGTTCGATCTCGTTATTGGGGTTATGGGGGCTGAGCTTTGCAAACTGCTGTGCTGAACCACCAGTCGCGCTTGATGGGTTGAGGCGTGCACGGACTGCTGAGACCATCTCTTCCGTGACCACCACGCTACGATAGCTACCTACGTAGCCAATTGAGTACCATACATGTCGCGCGGGGGCCGGGGGAGCGTCCAAGTATGCATTCTCGGTTACCACCTCGGCATGCCACTTGCGAATCGCCATAGCATTTGGGCCGTGGTGCAGGACATCGCCCCGAATACGCAGCGGGGCACTGTTGCAACCCCAGAACCCAAAAGTCCAGCCAACTGGCACAAGGAGTACAAGCGACCTATCCGGGTCGACAGTGGCCCGCCGCTCCAACGAATAGGTGTATGCTCCGAAAAAACTATTAATGGTAACTATGTCGGCGGACCAATTGTATAGGTGGTGCGTGTATGTTGCACCACCATTAACCACTAAACGAGTTCTACCGTCCATCAACGTCGTGTAGGACCCATCTAAAGTGCTGCCGCAAACGCGTTTTGGGTCAAAAGTGTACAAAACAACAGTGCGTGGGAATCCCCATGGAGCGCAAATCCAAAATAACAACGTGTAGTAATCAACGTCAACCAACGTATAAATGTATGGGTCAGCACTACCCCAAATCCAGCCAATGGGGTCGGCAAACAGTCCACGGGTCCAGCGCATCACGATTTCAGCGTAGTTGTCGGTGGTGCCGGCGACAACGCCAACATCCTTGGGTCCGTAGTGGTAACGGTTGCCCATGACTTGTCTCTCTACGTTGCGCTTGGACCGTGAAATGTCGTACCTGGGACGATCCAGTGACGCGCAGAATTGATCCATAAAGTTCTCAGCTGCTCGTCGTGCAGCAGCGGCATCACCGTGAGTGTGGTGGTCGTATTTCGGGACCGCTGGCAAATTAGTTGCATTAAACGCTTGCCGGATTGGGTCCGCAGCGAAAGGGCGCCCAACACTAATGGGGCGCCTGCTTGTTGCAACACGCCGTGCAAAATCCAATGAGACGCGTACACATTGCCAAACGACGAAACCTGCTGCAACAGGTGCAGCTATATACCGCGTGGCCAATAAAGCTCCACGCGACAACGTCAGCCAACCACTTGCGACGGGCAAATAGCCGTAACGGAATCCTGCCAATCCCCCTATGAGGGAGTTGCAGCCAGTTAAAACCAGCTGCCTTGAGGACCACTCGGCAAGATGAGCGGCCTCAATGATTAAGTGGCACAAGCTTTTCAGTAGTGCTATGAGAAGTGTTCGCCATTTTGCAGGCAAGAACTGGCACAAACTTTTCAGTAGTGCTATGGACGGCCTTTTCAGGTTGTCCGCGATTTTCGCACAAAAATCGTAAACGTCCCCGCATAAACGGGGCAAATTATTCACCAAAGGGTCATGTGCACGGGAAATGTCCTCAAAACCGCGTAATAACGGTTCAACATGCTGATCCATGGTGGGTGCAATCAATA